GGAATCTTCGAAGAGATACAATCCTGGAAGTCTTTGTTCACATCTTCCTTTTCTTCTTCATTGGAATCCTCGTCACTTTCAGCTTTATTTTCGTCAACTTCATCTTGGACATCTTCAGGAACATCGGCTTCTTGCTCGATCTCTTCAGATTCCTCGGGATCTTTTTCACCAACGTCGAGATCGGCCTGGTTTAATTCTTGTAGTGATTCGAGATCCAGCCCAAGGATTTCGGCAGCTCCTGTCAAGAATTCTTCAGGAACAGGCGTGACGTTTCCAGCCATGATCTGATCAAGTTCTTCCCTGGTCAGATCTAACGATTCCATGATTCGCCCAAGGGTAACTTCTCTAGCTGTGCCATTGTCTTGAAGCTCGTAAACAGCATTCTGCAAAGCGGCTGCTACCCATGCCCCTTTTTCGCTCAACACTTGTTCTTTTAATTGCTCGTAGGTTATACATTCAGCGTAATTGTGGGATTTACAATTATAGGCTTGCTTGGTATAAGTTCGTTTTCCTGATTTCTCTCCCCCTCCGACCACGGTAAATAATGAATCCTGATTCATCGGAACAGACACCACGCTAGTTTCAATCAATTCGGCTCGTTTGATTACATTTATGCCATCGGCATTTTTCTGAGAGCTTCCATGGTCATCAAATCCCACCGAGAACGATCTTAAAATTCCCTCAGATATTAGATCTCGAACGTAAGGTACTTTGCCTTCTTTTGTCCTTGACAATCTAATCTTGATCTTTAAACCATCTTCGTGCGGTTCTACTTTGATGGCTTTGCCGATAGGGTGTTCTGAGTCGTGATTGAAGAATATGATTGGATTCTTAATGAAGTTGTCAAGCTCCCAAGCTTCCTTGGGGATTAGATCCCCTACCCTGTCGGTGACGGCCTTGTTAGCGAAGCCTTCGATTTCCATTTGCTTTTTATCAGTATTTTCTTTTAGCTTAAATTCACCTTTGAGGACTGTGCTCATAGTTTAAACCTTCCTTGGTTTTTCGTTCGGTTCGTTCAAATTCAGTAGTCAAACATCTAAACTTTCTAGGTCTTCTCGTGGAACCATGAGGAAATCACAGCGGCATCCGATAGTGTTACCCGGTGCTCCCTTGACATCTCTCGGATAATCTAGGCCATTGCTAAACGGCTCGTTTATTTCCTTCGTCTCGCCTTGAAGATCCCAATGATCATACTGAGCATCTGGATATAAACCGTCAGGCCTACCCCTTACACGGAGATCCCCAAGGTTGATCCAGACCTTGACCATATCTGGAATGATTTTAAGGGCGTCTTTCATAGCAGCTTGCTTGCCAATCGATACGGCTGTCAAGGCTTCGGTCCGGGCTATCATCTCGGCCTTGCCCTGAGTGATATTCGTAAACCTTTCAGAAATCTTGGTGCCGATATCTCTGAGTGGGATCTTGTCTTTAACTCCCTGCTCAATGACTTTCATTATGGCTTCTGTCTGAGTCGCAGATATCTGAGAAAAGCTAGATATGCCTCTGGCTTCGAGTAGAACCCTACGGCCCTTAGCATTCTTTGCCTTCAAAGCCTCGATCGCAGCAAGGTTATCGCCATCAGTCACCACTGAAGTCTGAACATCGTAGGAGTCGGATACTACTTGATCAAAGCTGTCAATAAAGAAGTTTAGGTATTCCTCTGAAGATTCTTCCAGGGCATTTTCAAGAAGCTTCTTTAGCCTACGCTTCGAAGGTATCTTAGTAGGGATCTCATCGGCATTAGCTTTCTGCCTAGCGGGTGCTTTACCTAGCTCCTTCTCGGCTACTTCAACCGCACGCAGGGACCACTCTTTGAATATCTCAGTCCAGAATTCCTTAATCTTCTCGTCTACCGTTTTGATAATCTCTAAATTCTGCTTTGCTCTAAAGGCAAGGTGTTCAGAATATTTGTCTATGATGGTTTTTAGAACCGTTTCCCTATATTCCTTTGGCTGCATCACCAAGTCGTCTTCATCATCCTCATCAATGATTTTATAGTTATCCTCAATGATTATGGCTTTAGATTCTTCGATGATGACTTCTTCTTGTTCTTCAACCTCTCCGCTAGGCTCTTGTGCCAATTCCTCGTGGGGCTGTCTGGATTCCAAAGATTGTTGAAATTGTGGCAATTGGGGTCTTGAGTCTCTGATTGTATCGCCGTTAAGTATGGGCTCTTTGTCCCAGAGTTCTGCCCTGATTTCGTTGGGGGTCCAGATTTGCAAGAGTGAAGTAGCGAGTTCAGCTTTTTTAAGCATGTCGTCACGTAAGACTTCAACATCAGAATTATCAAAGATAAGTCGTTCATCTTCTTCAAGTAATCCCTCACCCTTGAATTTCCTGGTTAGATGGCCCTCAATCTTCTTTTGCTTGGGAATGATAGCAGATTCATAAAAGAACCGTAGGGCTTGCTTAAACTCCTCAGATCCAAGGGAACCAGTCTCGGCCAAACTCACGGCATGTTTTGGAACCCTCAAGATATTTAGAATTACCTCACGGTTCATTCTAACCAGCTCAGGCAAGTTCTGTTCTGCTATCGGTATCGATAATGTCTCTATTGATACACCCTTGGGCAAAACCAAAGGCCTTCTTTGGTTGCGTCTCCCCGTGTGGGCCATCTCGAAAGATCTTAGGAACCTCAAGGCTGATTTTTCGTCAACGGCCTTATCCATCGATAGAGCAACCGTTGGAGTCGCTCCCTTCAAGTAGAAGCTGTTCAGCCAGTCTTGAGAATACCTATTGAAAAGGATGCTTTTGGTATTCGGGATAAATGGAGAGAGTCCCCAAAGAGGAGTCTTGGGGTTAGGCCTCCTTTGGTGCCATACCTGCTTTTTCTTGAAAAACATTTGGCCGTTTGATTGCTGTTTAAACGGGTTGTTCATGTCTCCTGTAACAACATATCCTGATATGTTCCCGGTTTTATCAAAGTCAAGGGTGACAGTTTCAGCCGGAATGATATGAAGATTTTTAGTAGACGAAGCATAAAATACCAGGGCATTGCCCATTAGATCCAGTTCGACACAATAATTATAAATAAACTGGCTATACTCTTGAAACTCGTTTGGTTCATCGAGGATGGTTAAGACAGGATGGGAGTCTATAATCTCATCTACCTTCTTCCCATCTTTATTTGTAGATGTTTTAAGGATCTTCATCGGACTGCGGCTAACGTAGTCTGATATCAGATCGAGGATTATAAATACCCAATCCTCAGTGAAAAATAGACCCTTTAGATTTTGAGAGTCAATATGGGCCTTGATCTCTGAAGACCATAGCCCCGATTCGTCACCAGCCGTCAAGTCATCGAAACCAAGGCTTTTGACTGTGTTGACTTTAAATTCCTTATGCTTAGAAAAATCTATCACCTTGTCGTCGTCATCTATATCCATACAGCACCGCCTTTATTTAGTTGTAGTCAACCAATTCCCAAAATCATTGTCGCTAGGGGTAAAGTCCTCGGACATTTCCAGGCCCTCAAGGTCATCCAGAGAAATAATTTCCATCCTTGTCGGTGCATATTCTTGAACTCCGAACCACCCCAAAAACATAGAACATACGATATCGTCGTGGAGCCCCGATGGAGCTGAATACTTAAAATTACCGATCTCATTCACGACCACCTCGAACGATTCGAGCTCCTCGATCATCGCTGGCCAATTCGGTATTCGAATTTCCCGCCGCTGAAAAGCCACCATCAGGCCATTGACCATCTCTGATTTACTTTTCATCGTGAACGTCACACCCTCGAATGGTAATTCGGTATTGCCAAGAGCATCGTCCATGACGTTTCCAAGGCCAGTCTTATCGTGCTTCACCAATAGAATATGTTTATATTCGCCACAGAACCAAATCAGGTTTCTGATAGCGGAGATATAGTCAACTCCCCGGAATCGCATAAAGCCTACCATCATCTTGGAGCTAACGGACCATGCAGTAAAGACAGAAAAATCTTCCTGCTTGCCCCAATCTGCCCCCACAATAATCTGTTCCTGCTCGGCGTGGTCATCGCAGAACCATAGTTGCGTCTCGAAGTCGAAATATAAGGGAGCGCCTACTATCGCATCTTTGAAGAAAGGGAAACATTCCCCGCTGTCGTTGAACTCGGCCTCATAATATTGTCTGAAGAGTCTATCAGGAAGATTCTTCCTCGCCTCTTGGATACTCTTGGGGTTTATGTGGGGGTTTTCTGCTGTCCTCGCATGGATGAAAATCTTCGTTGGATTCTTGCCCTGCTTCAAACACCAAAGCATTTCAGCCTTGGCGTTCATGCAAGCCCCATAAAACCACCCCTTGCCCCTTGGGGTCGAGCATCCCATGAGAAGCCCCCTGGTCTGGGTCAGGGTCGTCCTTGCCGAGCTGTATACCTCGGGCTTCATCTTGCTGGCTTCATCCAGCAGATAGAAGGCCACGCCTTCGCCTTCTAGGATCTCGGGATCTTGGCCATGCCAGTATTCTATTGTTTGTTGTTTGGATTCGTCGGTAAACTTGATAGTGTTATCGCTCATATTTACTTTAGTGTGCGGTTTGCCGGGGAGGAACCGCTTTGCTAGCCGTAGGCCTATCCTTGATTGCTTG